TTGTAAGACATAGATAAAGCTGGTGCCTTCATTCCGCTACGTGCGTCTGTAACCTGCGATAAAGGAATCATAGCTCCCTGTACGTAGTTAGATGCGCCTAGAAGAGTTGGATCGTTCAATAGCTTCCAATCGTGCTTGTGGAATGTATATCCTCCACGAGTGAAAGATTTAAATCCTAGCTGTACAGCCATATCAGCTGAGTTGTTGAATGCTCCGAACTGTCCTGGTAAACCAGCAGTAACTCCTGTTGCAATACCTGATGCTAACATATCGTCGATAGCTAGGTCTTGCTTTCTGTTCACGTACATAGCGTACTCAGAAGGTGCACCTTGCTTATCAAGCTCCATAATGATATCATCAAACTCAGAGAATGAATCTAGTGGGTTTGCGTTAGCGTTGCTTACTTGGATTCCACGATCCTCGATAGCTGAGAAGTATCCTTCAGAACCAGCAAGATCGCTACCAAGAGCTAAACCTGCAGTACCTGAGTGCTGCTGCCCTAAAAGCATCATCATCTCACGACGGTCCTCGAAACGAGCGCGAGCCTCTTGCTCACCCTTCATAAACCAGCGGTATTCTCCGCCACCTACGTTTACCCAACCGATATTCGTAGCCTGTGATCCGTTAACCTCGTAACGATCTTTAACGATCATATATGGGTTAGTACGCTTCACTGCGTTGAAATCGTCGAATGCTGTAGGTTGGTTTGTTCCCTGAGCGTACATGTTACCAAGCTTAATAAACTCTCCACCTACTAGGTCGAGGTCAGCAGAAACATCTACTGACGATCCGTCAAGCTTAACAAGTACTGCTGTAACAGGAGTCCCTGTTGCAAATCCACCAGACTGCACGAGGAATCGTGTTCCAGTAGAGCTATCCATAACTACATCGTTCTTTTGAACGTTAGATGTGAAAGCGTCTGCTCCTGCACCCATAGTAATAGAAGCTCCGTTTGCGTTACCTGTGTCAGCAATTACATATGTAAATGATTTGTGACGACGACCTGCCTCCCACCAGTTTACTTCGTCAGAAGATCCACCGCTGTTGATTGCGCCTGTAAGTTTAAGAAATCCAGTGATACCTTGATCACCGTATGTCTCGATGAGCTCAGGCATGTGCTCCTCTTTTGTTGTTTTTAATAGATTGTCGAGCGTTGTGTACGACTCAGGTGTAATCCTGAATTGCCCAGCCGCTCCGTCGATAGGAGGTAGGTTTCCTGCCGATCCTGCTGCTCTATCTGTTCCTAATGTTGCCATTGTTTCTTAGTTTAAATGTTAAATGTCATCTTTGAAGAATTATTCCTCATGATGTCTTTCACTTGCTCTGCAAGTGGGTTATTAGATTGGTTAGAGTTAGTTCCCTGTCCTGGAGAAGCAGTCGATACATTGGCCGCTCTATCGACAATTCCCTTTTGACCATCACCTATACCTTGTTGGTAAGCACTGCTTACAATCTGGTCGATGTTGTCAATAACGGCTCTGTGCGAAGAAAGGGCATCAAAGTCCCAACTCCCGTCCTCACGGACAAAAGGATCAAAGTATTCCTCTAACCTTGTGTTTTTATCCTTTAGTTCTGATTTATAGGTTTCGTTAAGTCCAAAGGTGAATGACTTCTCGTTCCCTAGGTTGAATTCCAACCCAGTTAGCTGATCCACGTCATTGGACATTTTACTAATCCAGTCCTCATCAATAAAAGATGATTGCTGAGCTTGCTGAACTTCAGGTTCCGCATATTTTTGGCGGATGTCTGATATGTTCTTTCGTGCTCCCTCAGCATCTATTTTAAGTTGCAGTTGCGAAAGTTGGACCTGCTCCTCACCGTGAGTTTCAACGTCCGTCTTGTAGTTGTTCTTGATAAGAAGATTTACCTCGTCGTTAGATAGGTTAGGATACTTAGAAGCCATATCAACCTTTACGGCTGTTAAATCTCCCATTTCGGAAGGATTTAATGACTGATACCTAAACCAATCCTGCGGTGTGCGGCCTGTATCTTGTACAAACTCAGCAATCGCGGCGATTCTTTCATCAAGAGGGTCTTGCTCCTGCGGGGTGTTCATAAAGTCATCCATAGAGGTAACGTTCCTTCCGAGCTTTTCGCCCATGTATGTGAACACTGCCTCTTCTATCTGACTGTCTGAATATTGTTGTTGCTCTGCAGTTTCCTGCGGAGCGTTAGTTTCTTGTTGTTCTACCTGAGGTTGACCCTCTGGCTGTGCCTCCTGAGGCGGTTGCTCCTGGGCTTCTGGCTCAGAAACGGGCTGAGACTCCTGTTGGGGAGCCTCCTCTGTAGTTGTAGGTTGTGAGTCTGCCTGAATTGAGGCAGCAAGTTCTTGGGGAGTATCAAAGATCTCCATTTTTTCAAATTGTTCTTCCATTATATTAAATTGTTAGTTTCTATTAAGTTGTTACAGAATAACTGTTTGCTGGGCCAAAGTAGCAAATTACTCCTCCGTCAGCGTCTGCTTCTGGAGTGACAGATGTCCATCTACCGTAAATAGTAAGGCCTTTTGGGAATTTAATGCTATCTAAAGCAATACCTCCACTACCTTCTGTTTGTGTTTCGGCTGCAGCGGTTTCATTATGAGCAGCTCCAGCTGTATTAAAATACTGAGAAGGATCTTCAGCAATAAGGCCTGTAGGAGTGTTGTCTGCCAAAAATGTAATTGCAACAATAACTTTACCTTTAGGCGGCGTTATAGCTGTTGCTGAATCTGTGTGAGCACACCCGTGCTGTCCAAAAGCCATTTGGCTTGCTACTCCTTGATTTGCTAATGTTGCCATGTTTTTATATTATTTAGCTCTGATTAAATGGTCCCGCAGCTGAGCTGTCTAAACCGAATATAGCAAACTCAACCATTGAATCCACCCTTGTTCCAAATACTCTGTAGCTTTTCGTGACGTCTACTGGAATAAAACAAAACTCTCTTCCACCAACTTTAGCTACGTGTCCATCCGAATCAGTGTCGTTATATATAGTAACGTAACTTTCCTTATCTGCCTCCATATTTCTTAGATATAGATATGCAGATTCGGATTTGTCGTTCAAGGTATACACCTCTAAGGCATTTGCATCTACAGCGGTCTTAAGTACCTTAGCTCTACTTAAAGTGCCACTATCGGCATTTAAAAGGCTAGTCGCGGTTAAATTTACCGCCGTGCTTAAAACGTCTGCGGATGTTATTCTTAATGTTGTTGTTACACTACCCATTATAGTTCATATAGTAATGCGTGCTCTAACTTCATGGTTGTAGCCACACTTGGTGTAATTTTAATATTTGATGCGTTATCTAGACCCTCGGTTACGGTTGCAACCGCAAAAGTAGCGTTACTATCAGCTAAGTCAACCAAGGTCCATTCGCTCGCGTCTATCTCTTGATCTGCTCTAGCTTTTTTTGCCGTAAAGGTTACTTGAGCAGCGTCAGCAGTTCCTGATGCAACCCAGTTTGGGTATGTCGCGGCTCTAAGCAGATTACTCATCGCGGCCAAAGTAGTTGTTGTAGACGTTACAGTTACGCCATCAAAAGTAAGTGAGTCTCCTGCCGCATAAGTTCCTGTTGTTGTACAGGTAAAAACCTCCCTAGTACCATCTGTTGCTGACCACGGAAAAAACGCAAAATCACCTGCATACAGCTTCCCCATAACTTCGTCGTCTAAAGACACTGTAAAAAATTCTGAAGCAACTACAGATGTGTTTTTTAGATACACTTTATGGGCCTTATCTGCGGTATATTCATCCGCATAGAAAAGAGTATACTGATCCGTAGACTCCGTTGACTTTCTAGCAACACCCGTTGTGTTATCTAAATTAGTCCTTTTCTGCCCCGCCTTTTTTAAACTTGAGGTAGTCGACAAAGAAAGAGAGTCCGTCGTAAGATCCTCGCTAGTAAGTGTTAATGATGCTGAAACTGTTGCCATTTACTTATATATTATCCTTCGTGAAAAACAGCAAATTCGTAGTACATATTTGCCGCTGAGGTTGAGACTTTAATGTCGGTAGTTCCGTCTGTAGGTAGAAACAACCAGTCCCCAGGGTAAAGTCTCCCAAGAATTACATTGCTTGCCATCTCTACAAGAAGGAAAGAAGTTACATCTGTGTCCGATGTGTTTTTAATATATACCTTGTGTGCTTTTGCGTCCGTATAGTCGCCGTTAGCTACTACGGATATATCGTTAGTGGCTGCCGCTTTGTATACTCTTGATACACCAGTAAACTGATCTATTCCAGTAGCGGTACCAGCCTTCGTTAGGGTGGCAGCCTTTGTAAGAGTTCCTCCGCCCGAAAATTCCGAGGTATTTAGTGTAAGTGTTGCTGTTGTTGTTGGCATATCTTTTATATTATGAAGCTGCGGATTGTGATAAAACAGCGTACTCTACAGTCATTCCCGCAGCACTTGTGTCGATGTCCACGTTATTGGTTCCATCCCAAGGGATAAAGCACCAGTCTCCTGGATATAGCCTGCCTATTGATGTGGTATCTATTTCAACGTTGACAAAATCTGTAGCTCCTGATGAACAATTCTTTATATACACCTTATGGGCTACAGTGGTGTCCGCATACCCTAGAACCGTACTACCCGTGTCAGCTAAAGCAATACACGCTGCGGTTGTTGCCGCGGCGTAGTAAACAGTAGAAACCCCCGTAAACTGATCTAACGCAGTGCTTGTAGCGGCCTTAGTTAAGGTAGCGGTTGAATTAAGGTTTAACGGGTCTCCCGTAAGGTCCCCACTTGTAAGTGATATGGATGCTGTAGCCATTTTAATTATTGTTTATATGCAAATATAGTTATTATTTACGTTTGTTTTTTTTAAGCACCTTAACCTTAGGCTTACTCTTAATAGAGGTAACTTTGTCCCAAGACTTTTTAGTAGGGTAGCCTTTATTTCCTGGCTTGGCTGGCTCGCCTCCTCTTTTTCTCTTGGCTCTTATGTTGGCCCACAACCCTGGCCTCTTCATGACTTAGTATGAGTGGCTGTTTTAAATACTGCTTTCTCTACGGATCCTGGATGCGCTGCATAGTCTCCCTCCATTAAGTAATATCTACCTTTTTCTTCCATCCAGTGGTAGCCTTTAGGAGGATCAACATTTACCTTTTTGTTAAGTATTTTTAACTTGCTATTTTTCTTTACTGCCTTCATATTAACATTTCCATTTTCTTAAAGCTAATGCTTTACGTGTTGGTTTACCGCTAGGTTTTTTCATAGGTCCTTTCACTCCACCCATCCTAGCACAAAACGATTTTCGCCTTTTAGCGGCCTTGGACCCTCGCTTTACCTTGCCCGTCACCGCCATTTTTAATTTACTACCTGGATTAGCCCTTCTATAAGAAGCTACACCTTTAGCGTTTAAACCTCCCTTTGGATTCTTTCCAGCCTTGCGAGTCCAGGCAGGAGTCTTACCTCCTTTCTTCATAACCTTGAGCTTACATCCTTCTTTACAAACTTTCATATCTATATAGAATAAGTTAAATTTTTCTGATCTTTTTCGGTCAGCGTAACGATGGGGGCAGCCGCAGCAGTTATAGACACAGAGGGGTTTGTAGTAACTAAAATAACCTGAGTTCCATCACTCTGAGTAACAGTTGCGGTATTGCCTGCTGTGGTGGAAACGGTTAGACTCATGGCTTATTACAAAGATTTAGATATATCTGGGTTGATTGTAAAATTACCTCTTAGTATAGTTGTGTGGGTATCTGCAACGGTAGAAGATGGCAAAATTGACATAAGATCATATATGTAGACGCCTGAAGAAATATCTTTCATTGTTGCGGCGGTTGCGGAAATGGTAACATTACCACTATCATCAACTACAAAAGCCTCAAAACTCTTCTTCACGCTTTTCCCAAGATTTGGAGAACCTATGACAGGCTCGGCAGAGTTGCTTCCCCAGACCTGCATTAAAAAGGAATACTTTAATGTTGACAGCGCAATTGCTGTCCCCGCAGAATCCTTAAGAGTAACAGTAAGGGAGAAAGTGTCGCCTTGGCGACATGTTATATCTAGCCGCTCAGATGTGTCTAAGTTAACTTTATTTGCCATATTAAATCATTTGTTGTTGTTCATCGGGCTGCTGATCCATTTGTTTCATAGCCATTTGCTGAGCTCCTTGAGCTTCCTGGCGTTCGTCTTTTTTAGTCTCTTTAAGTACATCTAACTTCTCCTTGAAGTTCTGGTCGTCTTCCTTGAAGCCTAGCGTAGCCTGAGCCCTAATAGTTTCAATTTCTTTGTTAAACTCATGTTTCATTTGAGCCAACTGCATTTCTAATTGAGCCTTTAATTGAATCTCCTGTTGGGAAATCTCAGCCCCCGCCTGTAACTCCTGCATGCGAGCTTCAGAAGCCTGCTGTGAAGCCTGTGCAGCTTGTTGAGCCTGCTGCTCGGAGTTCTGCTGAGCCATTAGCTGCTGCTCATTCATTCTTTTCTTTCTTCGTATTATCAACAACCTCTCAGCTTGGTTGACATCCTTCAAAGCTCTAACCGACATAGCGTCCTCTAAATCTATCTGTTGCTGCTGCAGCGCCATCTGTATGTTTTGTTCCAGAAACTGCCTATCCTCGTCCTCCATTTCCTTAACGACATGTACGCCAAAGTTGTACATGGATAAATCTTTAAATGAAGAAAGAACATTCATGTTTTCTTCTCCTATGGCGTTAGTGTATATTTTGTATAACACAGACTCCTCGGGGAGTATCTGTAAGCACTTAACCACATCCTGACAAACCCTTTTAAATAGCATCATAGACGCGTTAGTTATGTCGTATATAGCGTTGTTTCCAGCCGCAATAGCCTGTTGCTGAACCCCAACAAGAGCATTACCTTTTGGAGACGAAGCATCCATAGCTTCGTTTATTCCTGTTGTGTCGCGTATGAGTTGCATGTAATGATTGTACAACCCAATCAGCTCATTGATATTTCTTATTGTATTTCCTATCTCCCTAACTGGTGGGTTTTGAAAGCCCCCTTCTGGGTTTTTGCTCCTGTAATAGAAAACTCCAGTCTGCTCGTATATATCATGAAGTTCGAGCGGCTGTAACTCGCCTCCTTTTCCGAGTTGCACATTTTCCAGCCCCTCAATATCTATAACCAACCCATCTGGCTTAGCTTTTGCTATGGCCTGCTGGAGTTTTAAATGTGTAAGCTGAAGCATATCCGCAAACCCCGTGCAGCTCTCAACCATAGACTTAGGCATCATGCGCCTCATATTGGTTGCGGACATAGAGTAAGACAGTCTAGCCTTCGATATATCGTGAATGTTTTTAGGTACGTTTTTTTGCCTGCCGTACCCGAATATATGATCGGTACCTAAGATATAGCTCCCCCCATAGACAATAGCCATCTCCATCTTATGCGGAGTTCGTTCAAATACACTGCCTGGTTTGTCTTTATATTCAAACCCTTTGTAATAAAAACCTTTGTTTCCGTGTTGGCTTTCCTTCTCCTCAAAGTGCATAGAATCCACAGACACAAATTCAAAGTCTAACACATCAACCATGTACTCATCGTACCCGTAGCTAGTTTTCTGCAAACGATCGTCATAGTGGGATTTAGTAAGGTTACCCGAATTGTTCCCTTTATTGTTCTTAGATTTTTCGGCTATCTTTTTAAATTCTTCTTCAGTAAACTGATCTCCTGACAGTCTTTTTAATTCCTGTATTGGCATACGCTTAACGTCGCCAGCGTACACTACGTCTTCAAAATTAGGGTCGTCGGTGTGGCTATGCACAAAAGACACAGGATCCACATACTCAAGAGCTATGCCTTTATTTGGATCGTTCTTTCTTTTGACAACAGACATACCAAGCGCAACAAGGTCGTTAACGGCTCTCCTGTACGTTGTGTCCGAGAAGTTACTCCAGGCTAAGGTCATGTTTGTACCTATCTGTGCGGCTATCTCTGCGTCGGTTTTTATATTTGTATCCATAAAAATTTCCGCCTCCTCTAAAGTATCGGGAATAGCATCAGGGTCCATGTCTAAAACAACCCCTGTTTTTTCTTTCAGCGAACGAAGCAGTTCCTTTGCTTCTACTTGCATTTTTATCTTATCCTTTTTCTTATTCTTTTCAGAAGAGGAAAGAGGATCTATGGATTCCAGATTAGGGTAGGGGTCCCTAGAAAGTATTTTATTTACAACAATTTTTACAAACTTGGGTAAAATAGGTACTGGGGTGTAATCTAAATTAAGAAGACTCCCATCGCCTTTATTTGGAGATAAAGAGTTTAGCAACTGCTTGTATATGCTTGTATCCTGCACGCCGTTAGCATAATCTCTATTCCTTTCAAATATTTTATTTCTTTTCCCTAAGAGGGAAGAACTCTCGTTCATCTTTCCCCACTGGGAATAAATAGCCTTCGCATACTGGAGTCCATATGAATCGGACTCTTTTATTTGCTGGTCTGCCAATGGGTCGGGAAAGCCGCCCTTTTTGTTTACGTCGTCGTTCATATTATGCAAATATAGTGAATCAACCGATTACTTGATATCTCCTAAAGAACTTGCGTTCAGTAAAATCAGTTACAGCTTTGGGCTTAGATTTCTGTGCCGCCAAAAGCGCTAACCCCGAGCTAATCGTTAAGTCAAATTTTGTTCTTTTATCTATTTTAAATCCTATCCAGTCTTCCATTGTATTGTTGAAATACATCTTACCCATATCCCCTGAGTCATAATTTATACCTACATGATCGTGTATATAAGCCTCAATAGAATGGGCATGTGCCTGGATTACGTCCTGAGAGTTTGAGGGGATACCCTTAGTCTTCACCTTTACGGTAGCCGAAGACCCCTTAAGGTGTTCTGGCCTATCCATTAAGTACCCGTCGTAACCCCTTGACTCAAAGTATCTTACTATACCATATTTATTATTCTCCACAAGAAGAGGATACCCGTAAAAAAAAGCTGCCATTAAAACGTCCTCGTAGAATATCTTAGCAAGGTCTGGACGTGAAGCGTACTCTATTACAAACATATTAGATGGATTCTCTATATGAAACTTATTGTAGAGGTGTAGAGCTCCTTTTGAGCCTCTCCCGTCCAGGGTGGCGTCAAGATCATAGGAGTCAACTCCCCCGCAACCCCTGTCCGCAAATGGGGCTACTTTCTTACCTCTGTCGTTCTTTATAACGTTACGCTGTTCGTTAGGGGGCATCCACGCAACCCTAAACCTACCATTAACGTCAGGGCTAAATACAACCTCCTTATCCTTTTCCTTCCATATAAAGTTGCCTTTAATTACAGGATTGGGGAAGAGCTCATCGTTATATTCTATTTGCTGATATATCTTGCCGATATTAAATAGGCTGCCCTCAATGCTATCCCTAAAAGCCTCATCCTCAGTAAAAGGGAACTGCCTTGTTACCTCGTTTAATTCAGATGGGTCGTGTTTTAGAGACTCCCTCTCATTTTTAAGATACCTTTTAGATCCTATAATAACATCGTCCCCATCTACACCCTCTATTGGGGTGTCGGGAGTGTCTATAACTGGAAGTCCGTGGATATCAAAAAACCCTTCTAGAGATTCTTGGGCTGGTATAAACAGCCTATACAATCCGCTTACGGTCCTACCATTCGCGTTCCTTTCCAGAGGATCCGAATCCTTCCATAGATCTTTGTATTGCTTCCCTCCTTTGTCCATCGGATTTACTGTGCTTCCGACTAATGCTTTTCCCACGATTTTCCTTCCGACGATCAAACACGTCCTTTGAATCCTCCAAGCGTCCCTTATGTCTGTAGGTCTTTCCCATTTTCCTGCTTCGTCTAAATATAACAGGTGTAATTTTTCACCGTCATATGCATTGTTTGTTGTGTTTTTCCAATTGATAACCGTATTCAAAGCCTCCCCCATTTGAGAGGTTTTGTTTTTCTTGGTGATTCTTTTCGACGGTTCCCGAAAAGCTAGCTCCATACGCGGGTTAGTTGTTCCGTCCTGAATAGGTTTAAAGAAGAATGGGTAGTTTCTAAACATATAAACCACCTTCTTCATAAAAATATTTTCCTGGGCATCTTTACCAGTCTTAGACTGTATCCCCATAAGCTTATCCTTTACCTGTGTAGCTTCGTCCACAAGCACGGCTGAACATATATTAGTGTATCCGCTACGACGACATTTAGTATATAGCTGGCCTATACATCTAGGGTCTATCTCACAGGCAGCCATATGTAAAAATATGTCTCTTTGAAAATTTAAGAAAAATGGATAGCCTATATCAAGCTTTGTCCATTGTAGCATCATGTAGTGCCTCCCCGTAATATATGTAGCTGTGTTGTTATTATAAAACCAAAAGCCCTCACGCCTACGCCGAAACTCTTCCTCGATATATGGACGAAACCTCGATCTAAACTCCCTTGGCATCTCCTCCCACTCATCCATAGAGCGAATACGAGACAGCTCCTTCTGCAGAGGTATCCTTCGCCACACTTGCAAAGCGTTTGATTTTTTATATCCGAGAATGTCTTTCTTCGGCGGCCTTTTAGGAAGGCAAATGAGTAGCCCACCGAGTTCAATAATTTCACCCTCCGTACCGTTGGGGCAAATCTTAACAGCAGGGGTATCATACTCTTCAACATCTAAGAGGACGTTCAAAATGTTTGTCCAAATCTATTGGATCTAAATCCAGGAGCCCCAGACTTAGGGTTAGCCAGCTCCATGTACTTGTCACAGCCTTTACATTTTACGTCATGTATTACTCCTTCGCCTTCAATGTACTTTATTGTTACACCTGACTTGTCTATAACTTCGTCGTTGCAATCACATTTATACTCTGCCATTTTATTTAATTTTTTTACGTTTAGATCCTTTTAGTCTTGACTTCTCTGCTATGCCTCTATTTTTAGACGCCTTCATTACTTTAACTCTATTTCCTTTGTGGTGTATATCCATGCCGTCCCCTTTTTTAACCAACCCCATCTTAAGAAATCTTCTTCTACGAAGGTTCCTTCCAGCTCGGTTTTTTTTTTGCGCAGGAGTAGATTGAAATTTTCTGTACTCTTTTTTATAGTCTCTTTTTTTTAATTGCATAGAGTTAATATAGTACAGTTATTGTTCCATTGAACTCAAAAACACTTGCGTTTATAGCGCTGTGTGCAGTTATTGTGTAAACATATGTTCCCGTTGCAACGTTTGCATCCCATTCATCTAAAGAAGAGGCACTTATCCATACAAGGCCACCCCATCTGTTGTAAATGCGAGTCTCCCATTGATCCCAACAAGCCCCATTTGAAACAACCGTCCATGTGTCATTCCATCCGTCCCCATTGGGGGTTACTGCATTTGGGGCAAAAATTGAAGTTTCATCGCATGGAAATTCGTCTGCACATTGCTCCCCCGTTTCACAGTCTATATAAATAGATTCAGATACAAACTCAGTTATAGTGTCTGTTTCATAAACGTATAGATACTCATATACAACCGTCTCTACATACATAGTATCAGTTAAGTAGATATACTCATATAAAGTATCTGGTGGTAATTGGACATACTCTATTAATGTGTCCGTTTCTGTGATGTATAGTGTGTCTGTCGTCACCCACTCAACATCTATGTAAAGTGTATCTGTAATGTACTCAATAACATCTACGTACTCAATAACGTCCACATATTCAATAACGTCTACATACACCGTATCGCAGGCAGGTGGGGCACAGTTTACAGCAGTGTTATTAGAAAGATCTACGTCAGGGTAGTTCTGTGTTTGGTTAAACCCTGGATTTACCGCCCAACCACCATCATCTATAAAAGCTGTGCGAGATAGATTAATTTGCCATACAACTAACTCAGTACATAGCGTATCGTTAGCTAATACCTCAGTCCAACAATCACTTGTACTTGCCCCTGTATCATAAACATTAGCACTCCAAGTATCCCCACTATCTAATACCTGATTCCCATAAAGAGTAAACACTTTAAATGTCCATCCTGGGTGATTAACTCCAGTCAAACAATCCAACCAATTATAATCCAACCCTTCTACATGCAACCCTAAAACTATATGAGATACCGTGGTGTTGTTATTTACGTGCGTACTAGCGGTATTCTCACACGTGTTACCTTCAGTTGTAAATTCATTGCAACCGCAGTTCTCGCTGTTAATAGCCTCTATAACAATATCCCCTGTTATAGCGTCCCAGCTACTTATAGCTACGTCGCACTGGCCGTATGCAGAGTTGTTAAATACAAAAACGCTATATAGAAGCCATATTATGTGAAAGAAATTTAGTCGCATGGTAGCCCGTAGTTTTCTAAAAATAACAATAAATCCTGAACGTCTACCACCCCACTATTATCTAAGTCTCCTGGGCACGACTCCTCTTGTACGCATGAAGCATAATTAGGGTGTTCCGTAAGAAGCGGGTATACAAATCCATCCCCGTTTAGGACAAAGGCGGTCCCTATGTCTGCGCAGTATATTATAGTGTATCCTCCAGCTGGAAGACCGAAGTAATGAGCCTCACCGTCGCAATCTTGATACTGAAAATTAGTCCATTTTTCTGCGCCCACGGAGGTAAATACATGCTGGTTGCACTGGGCTGAAGCCGACCCTAGGGTAAGAGCTAATATAAAAAATGTAAAAAGATGTTTCATATAGCAAATATACGTTATATTCCCAACCCCTCCTCACGATTAAGGAAGAGCTCTAATTGTTCTACTATTGGAGAACACTCACTATCATCGGTTTCGTAATCATACCTGCCAGCCCCCCAGTCTCCTGATCTTCTGTCCTCATAATGATGTATAGAGTGGCAGTTAGCGCATAAAACATCACACTTCTCCACCTCCTCCTTTACCGTCCTGAAGATATACCCCTTACCTATAAGGGTTGCTACACTATGTTTTTTCGTGGAGGAGTCCCTATGGTGAAGCTGCAAACATCTTTCATCTTTTATTCCGCAATGGCCACACCCTTGGGAAGCTTTATAGGTATCTACCCATTTATAAATATCGCGCTTTTGATCAGCCGTTTCTTTTGATATGCAGGACTTACATTTATTAAATCTTTTAATACCGTCGGCTCTTAGGTAGAAATCCTCTTCATCCTTTAGTCTTTGGCAGCTCCTACATTGTATCATTTCGAAAACCTTTCGGCAAACCCGCCACTGTAGTCTTTTATATCTTTTATATCTCCGCTAGACTCAAGGTCCTTAACCATTTGTGCCAACCTCTGCCTTTCTATAATGAGCTCTTTACAGTCTGTTGCTGTTTGCTTAATGGACTGTAACTCAGCCTTACGGGCGCTACCGTTAATCTCAGGGTCTACAGGCTTTTTAATCTCTTCGATCATATTATCTATAGCTATCTCCATGCTAGACATAAGCCTTCTGGAAGCCCCTATGGTGCTAAATTCAGTTTTCGACATACATTAAATCTTCTGCGCGGGTTCGGTAATACTCTGTCCCATCTATAGTTATACGGTAATCTCTGTTCTGCTTAAACCCTACAACGTCCCCAGGCACAACCCCCTGATCATCAGCCTCTTTACATGTATAGGCAACCTCACCCTTTGTGGGTAAAGATTCCTTTAGGTCCACTATCTCTATAAGGCTGGACTGAAGCTTTAGCTCCTCCTGTTCTACAGACTTCAATAGGCACCATCCAGCTAGACATCGTATCTTCCCGTCTTTCTGGCTTTTATATGCTATAGCTTGATTTCCAATTGCGTTGTTTGGATCGTAAGTAACGATATAGGTGTTGTCTTCTTCTGTAAAAATCTGACCGTTATTATCTCCACCTAAAACTACTAGGTGATGGAAGTACAAGGTGTCCCCCTCTTCCACCCCTGTATCAAACTTAAAAGGCACACACACAACGGGGCCTTCCGTAGTTCGATTGTCAAAGTCGTTAAACCTTGCGTCTATATGTAGCTCGAATCCGCTATCCGAGGTTATCGTTTCCTTAAGCCTATGGTCTATCTTAACCACAAATAGATTAAACGTCTTCATTCTTAGAGTCTTTATATGGGAACATTTTATTTAATTTATCTTTGCGTTTTGCGCAACCGCATTCTTTCTTCCCTCTGCGCTTGCGATTGGCCTCAACCAAGGCTTTTATCTTTGTTCGAGTCGTTAGCTTCTCGATAGTGTCTCCTAGTCCTTTGCTCTTGCTCATATCAAAAATTACAATCAAATTCTAACATACAGGGCATTCCGTCTATAGCTTTCCATAGAGTCTGAGCCCCCTCAGTATCCTCCATGTACACAAGGTATCTATTTTTTCCATATTTAGACAGGTGACGATCATCCTGTATAATGGTGCTTACCTTGCCCGCCCCTGCTCGCATACCAATATAATAAGCCATACCGTCTTTAGGGTCTCTTCCGACCACGATTTTTCTAATAAGTCCTTCCATTTTATTCTAATTCTATTCCTGTTCCGTCCAGTAGATCGTCTATATCTTTATATCCTTCTATGTTATTAATCTCCTCTTCGTGCCAGGTGCTATTTACAAAATCCATTATACTATCTAACTCTTCCTTTGATTGCAGACTATAGCTATATATAGCCTTTAGTCTTACGTTACCGAAAAAATCCTCATCCATTATCCCTGTTATCATTATTGACGCCACCCTGTCTCGCATGTCGTATTTGTCTACTACCGCATCTATCTCTAAAGATAAACGCTGTATTTCTAAGAAAAAAGCCTCTTCTTCCATATCTTTGCGTAATAAATTCATTAAATGCCTAAAAGTAGAGTTCCAAAAAAGCGCCTCTTCAGAGACTTTGCTCTGCAAGATAAGAAATATATTTTAAGGAACCATCTTAAGAGATTAAAACAAGTTAAACGTAATATAAACAAAAATACCGATCTAACATTTTCAGAGGTAGAGTTTCTATTATGGGGTTACGACCTTCAGTTTTTTACTATAGATTTTGCTTCACAGGATATGGGGATGAATAAGAACAACACGCAGAATCGCTTTATATACCCTTTAGCTAATAAGGGTTACATATATAAACATTTTGATAAGCTAACACCCTCTAACACATATGAGGATCATCTTTTTAGGGATGAAACTAAATACAACTATAGGGTTAGGTATGCTTTGACTCAGAAAGCCAGGCTTCTTGTACAGAGAGTATATAGAGAGCTCGAAAGCTAAACAAAAACTATTTTGCGTCTACGTTAAAATTGCCAGTTGTCCTAGCAGCAGGACTAATTGCACCCGAAAAACTTAAGCTATTTACCGTTACAGAATACTGATTGTTGTCTCCTACTGCATCCACACCTGAAAATGGCGACGCCGTAAAGTCTAGCGCAAAGTTTGATGCAACAGTAGATGAGCTAGCTTGAGATAAGATTATAAAGCCTCCGTTATCGTAGCAATTAAGAGTTCCTGTACTTGTTTCAACGGGGTCTATTGCTTCAAGCCCCGAGCCAGTATCTTTAGATTTATGCGTTATCGTTACACTTGCCGTTAAACCTGGTATTATAGCATTGTTATTGATACCATCCATACCAACAAACGTCTTGCTTGTGGTGCCTAATGGCATAAGCAATTTTACATTTTCATCGTCAGAAGACCCAGTGCTAAACCCTCCACTTGAAACTAACTGAAATAAGGCTTCACCAGCATCTACTACTCCTCCTTCTGTTGCACCTAGTCCTAAACCTAGCATTTTCCAAAAAATTTATTTGTATCAGCTTTGGAGAGCAATAGGCAGTCCGCAAAATCTCTATACGTTATCGTTGACTCTTCTTCTTTGACCGCTTTTGCGATGTCTTCGTAGACTCGGAAGTAGGCTTGGGTAGATCGTCCGATAAATCCGTTTTCTTTGATGTTGTTGTTTTCTTGCGAATCACCCAAGAGCAGACAACCAGCAGTATCCTCGTCAGTGTTGCCGCAATGAATAAGAATATATTTAAAATTAGGTACATCCAGTACGTGAAGCATCCCCATATGGATGTCAGCAAACCTTTTAGAGTACTTAGCATGATGTCCCCCCACAGTCCGAAGACCGAGAACATACTCTCCTTCAGGTATGCAAGTTTCTCCCCACACTTTTTCAGTGCGGCTCTCATCTTCGAGAGTATAGCATAAAAATTTTCTTTTACCATTAGTTATATCAAATAATATTCCGTTAGTTGAGTCTTTCCCTTTGTTGAACCTTATTACTTCTAGTTTCATTTTTTATTTTATTTAGTCTAGTTTTCTCAGCTTCTACTGCATGATCCCGATGTTTCCTCCTTGGGTTGAAATAAAACTTATTCAATCAAATTTGTTTTTATCGAAAATTAGTTCTATATTAAGATCAGCAGTCCAAATATACGACTGAATCTTTAACCTTTAATTTATATACTATGAAGAATTTATTTTTATTTACTGCATGCTTATTATCGTTAAGCATATTATCGCAAGAAGAAATTGTAAGGTTCCAGATAGCTTTTGATGAATGTCACTGCAGCTGGGTTACTGCTGATCAGAGCTACGTAGAGTGGGAGGTGTGGGCAGAGCCTGAAAACGTCTGTGGATGCTACAGATGGGATATGCCTATTGAGGACAAGCCGTACCTAACGGATAACTATATAGCCAGAGAGATTGCACTTAATAGAGAACAGACGGACAAGCACGATGGTAACTTCCTTTTATGGTTCTCTGTATACAGAAAGGGTATATACCACATAGGGGCTAGAAACAAAACCACTGGCAAACTTATGGGCAATACGGTTATACGTGTTGGTGATGAAACAAAGGGGTTGGGCGATGTAGGTAAGGTATACTACGATCACGACTTTGTTTTAATAAAAGCTAGCATAGATGACGAAAATACTACGTACTACGCAGGGGGCTGTTCATTTGACCCACCAGCAAGCTGGAATCCTAACTAACGCATAAGGGCTGATAGAGCGCCGCCTCCGCCGTAGCTTCTTCCTCCTTTTTTCATGAGTTTTACTCTCCCTCCTTGAGCAAACTTAGGCATATTACGAGGGGTGAGGTCTTTTATCACCTTGGCAAACATGTCAGGATTTTTTTCGTATGCGCTATCTGCAGATTCTCTATCCTCCAGAGTAGGGTTAGTTATACCCTTACTCTTAAAGTACTCCTCCACGAAGGCTGGTCTTTGCTCTTCCTTAATGATAGACATATTCTCTTCCTTTCTCAAGCCTTGACCTTCTGACGGCTCCCCATACGAGACATTGGAATCAAAAACCTGATCGGGGTACATTTCCATAAACTCTTGCATCGTAAGTCGACTTTGAGATTTATCTCCATTACGCATGGCTCTAGCCCGAATGTTCTCTATCTTTTGTCCGTAATTTTTAAATACACCATCATAGGCTCCCATTTCATTAGGCAGTATAGACTTACCCGTTTTCTTAATAAATGATTCTATAAAATCTCTAGTCTCTGGGGAATCTTTTTGAACATCTATATTGTTAGCCTCTGCAATCCTATAGAGATCCATAATATGATCAGGATGAACAGCTTTGTTGCCAACAGAAGCTATAAAAGTGTTAGAGCTTGGATCTTCTCCGTCACCTCCATCATTTTTTTGCCATGGATTACCTACGGTTGTAATATAGTCTCGACTTGTGTAGCCTGCCGTCATAGGTGCAGATTTTTTCATAGTGTATAAAGACCCATGAGCTGGACCTATCAACTTATCTGTAGCCTTTGTTAAAGCTATATTTACGAAATCATCCTCATTAGCGTTTTTAAAGTGTTTAGCGTATTCAGGGTCGTTGGCTATATTTTGCTTAACCTCCTCCAGCATTTTTTCTGGCCCTTGTTCCTCAAAATAATTATTGACATCAGCGGTGTATACACGGTACTGATCATCGAGAGATCCTTCTCCACTTAAGTGCTTTTGGCCAAAGTCACCACTTAAAAGATTCTGGAGTTGCTCTTCGCTTAGGTCGCTGTCTAGCGAACTTGTCGTCGGATCAAATCTTTGACCATCTCCTGTTGTGAGATTAAACGCACCTACATTTGACGGGTTTTGAGCCTGCTGAAAACCTTCTTCGCCTGCCGCAGCGCCTTGGCCTCTTGCATCTTCTGTAGTAACGGTATTGCGGTCGGATGCTTTTGTCATACCTCCAGATGTTACTCTTGGTTCAAAACTACCTGAAGCTGCATTTTGGATTACTGATGTAGGTAGTAAGCTAAAATCATATCCAGGAGCAGCGCTGTCTTCTCCGTCATGTGTGCCTCCGTGCTCCATGCTTTTCAAAACTTTCATGCGAGGTATAGAACCTCCAGAGGCATACACTTTCATTCCGTCCGCTGCGGTTGTATTTCCAAGTAAACTGCCTAGGATGTTTTTCATACCGCCTCCGCCTGCGCCTTTACCTAGGGTTTGCATTATGTTTTGAAAACCAGCTCCCCCGCCTCCTCCTGCAAACTTACCCGCTAACCCCTGAAGGGCTCCACCACCACCGCCACCAGTAAACATACCAGCTACATTACCAGCCATACCTAAGCCTGTACCTAATTTCTGGAGTGCGGGGTTCTTTGACTTACCAGCAAGAGCACCTGCTAACCCAAGTCCAGCACCCACTCCACTCCCTGGGGTAACACCAGCTTTAAGCACACCCCCAAACATCCCATCTCCAAATTTCTTTCCCTGTAATAAGTTTTTACCTAGGGTCATTACGGCACCGCCTATTCCGTAGGATTTTTTCTTTGAGCTTCCTGTAAAGCGTTTAGGTGGGGTTTTTCTTTTTGTTTGCATAATTAGCTTGCTATAAAGACCTCTACAGTAACTGACTCACTTAAAGGATCTATTAATAATGATTCTAGGTTGTGTAAATGCACTCCAGTTATAATACTAGCGTTTGCATCGCTAACAGCAAAACCCTCACTGGGCACCCCCATAATAAAACTCCTGCCCGCCGCTATAAGTATAGAGGCTGACTCATCGGCTGCTGTATCGTCTTCACCCGCATCTACCTGTAAAGACAGGTTTATTGGGTTGGTGCCATCAAGGTTTGTCACCCTTATGTACTTTACGTCTTCTACATCTAAACTACCAGATACTGCGCTATCGTCTACAGTACTTGCAAATGTGGCTACAGTGGTATCTTGGCCTGTGGGACATGTTACAATACGGTGGAACACCTGAGTTACACTTGCTACACTTAATGTATTAGTGGATCCCCTGTCAGCTCCGTTTAAGGTTATGTTTTCTGTTATTGTGCTGGTTAGTGTTGCCATTATCTGTATTTATTCCTCATAAATTTACGTAGTCTATCTATCTTCTGTTGTTTCGGTGTCCCTACTTTCATCCCAAACTTAGCTCTTGGCCCGTCTCTTCTTATAGGCATTCCAGTTTGTTGCTCATATAGGTCGCCTTCTCCAAACTCTTCATTAAACATACTACGATCTTGAGTGTCTGTTCCTGTTCCTAAATTGAGCCTTTCAAACGTATCCCCATCATAGTCTCGAGGAGCCTCGCCTGAAGTAATAGTCTTATAATCAAAATTATCCTGAAGGTCTGCATCTATTCTAGCTCTTTCTGCATCCCTAGCTGCTCTCATTTCAGCTGCCTGTCTTCCAAGTTCTTCTCCGCTCTCATCACCCTCTATTTCGTCCTCCTCCCCTAATGGGTTCATTTGATAAGTCTCCGCATTTCGGCCCTCTCGGGAAAAAGTTTCTTGATCTTCCGACCCCTCAATAGCGCTTGCAAGGTTATCATCTCTTAACTCTTGCTGAAGGTTAGCGTCCCGTCTGTTGAACTGCTCCTCTTCTGCCTTTCTTTCCGTTCTGGCCTGTAATCTATTCTTTATACTATCCATTAGACCACCGCCTCCGCTTCCTCCTCCGAGCTTTCCAGCTGCAGCTAAACCACCTGCTAGAGCGGCTGCCCCACCAAGTCCCGCAAGCAGTCCCCTCTTTCGCCTTCCTTTGCGTTCACCCCTAAGGTGTTCGTATCGCGCCCGCTCTCTCTGGGTAAGGGAACCGCTTTTTGCCTGCTTACTGAGCCCCTTCAGCTCCTTTCTGCTGTACCCTCCTACGGAGGCGTCCCTTTGATAGGTTCCGCCCTCAGCCATAGACTGGGTATACCTAGAGTTAATGTTGTCAAATAATGCCATGTAGCAAATATACTACTTCTTTAATAACTAAATTTATACAAGTCGCGCCAACTCCACGAATAAAAGACAGCTATCACGTATATAACTTATATAATGCTTTATAGTGTATACATACACCCCTAATCATATAGATTAGCCTTGTAATGCAATAGATATATAGCAAAGGTATAACTTTTTTTTTGAAAAGTCAATAGTAAAGTAAAAATTTAAGTAACAGAGGGTAATTAACTGCCTCTTAATGCTTTAATGTAGGTGAGGAATGTAAAGACCGTAATCCAGATCCGAAATTCCTGAAAAAAATGGTGAGAAATGTTCAGTTAGGGGATTATATATACTTGTGAGCGCTGACATCCGCGCAGGAAACGCAAATGCACGACCCCCCCCGTCCACGTATCGTAGGCGTATCTGCTCAAACTTCTGACGTTAACTTATTGACAACCAAATGAATGAACGAGGTCACCTCAAGGCATAGTTTACACTGAGTGGGAATATGCACGTGTGCGCCCGAGCCCTAGCTAAGCTAGTGACAATCAACGCCCCTACCTACACGACTTAGAGTATAACTCTAACATGCGTACATACACACGACCTCATCACTCTTCGGCAATCGTCTGTCATTGTCAGTGTTTACTGACGTTCACACCACAATCCAACCATTCGTTCATTCACCCCAAATCAGCCTCGCGTACATACGCGCACATCACCTGCTCACATGCGCCGATTCTTCGCAGGTGTTTTACCTTCGGTAAAAGGCGCGGGGAATCAGTTGCTTCAAAATTAGGATATCCCTTGTTCATTGTCGTACCTTGATTGGGCTTAGCAATTCCGCTGAGCAGTAAACCATACATCATGTCTAAAGACATAAACATCAAAGACTGCCGTAAGGCAGTGAACCAAGCTAAATACTCAGCAACCGCAGAGCGTAAGGCAAGAGCAATCAAACTCCTAAAGGAGTTAACCGAGGCGGTCTCTAACCTCAAGGAGGTTAAGCCAAAGGCTAAGGCAAAGCCGAAGGCTACGAAGAAAGCTACACCGAAGGTGGCTAAGAAGGACTTAGCGAAGCTAACTAAGGCTCAACTCTTAGCTATGCTAAGTAGTCAGTCAGTAATCAAAGCCCCTAAAGGGGTTGCTCCGAAAGGGGTTGAAGTTTACGCCGTATGAGTATGCAATTCCTATCCGCTGTTACTGATGCTGAAAGCATCATGTTTGTGCAGTTCCTATCCGTCATTGCTTTAGCAATCTGTTTTCTTATCATAATGTCAATCACTAAAACCATCGAAGATGAGCGTTAATTTCAAAGACTGCCAAAAGGCAGTAAACCAAGCCAAATACACTCCCACTGCGGAGCGTAAGGCACTAGCCCTGAGACTCCTTACGGAGTTGACGGAAGCAGTCTCTAACCTCGAAGAGGTTGAGGCAAGACCATCGAAGTCGAATCCTCTAGCCCGTAAGGCTGCAGCAGGTAGACCGAAGAGTCGCAACCAAAGGTTGGAACGTCAACAAGCTAAGGCTAGTGTAAGTACTACGTACTTAGAGCCTGATGCTGAGAAAAGCTACCAATCTCGACGTGAGGCGGTGTACGTACTCTCCGAAGGAGAGACAGTCGAAGTAGCAATGGCGAAACTCCGCACCAAGCGTATGCTGGAAGCGGATGCACTTGCGGTGGCTGAGTTCGAAGCGACACTTTCCGAAGACGCTCCCTTCTAACTCTTATAAGGTTTAGTATTATATATCTCTTCATTTATGAAGATATATAATACAAACCATATTAGTACCATCAATTTTACAAACCATTCAACCCCATACATCATGACTACACAAACAAAATTTGAATACAGCAGGGCTTTAGAAAAGCAAGTCATTGAACTACAATTAGTAGTTCAAAGGTTACTCACTGACGTTAGGTCAATGGAGAAAGACATTGTTAACTTAACAATCGAGCGTGACGCTTGGATGGAGCGAGCGTGCGACCTTCAGTGCAAGTAACACATAAGCATAAGCACATAGGGTGACAAGCGTACATAGGGTACGATAGGGGTTCGACTCCCCTTTATGCTCAATTTTTATAAACCATTTAAACCCATACATCATGGACATTAACATGCAAGACTTTGCACGAACACTCGTCGAAGCACATTTCCCAAAGGGCATTGTCCCTCAAAACGACACACTAGCTCACGACTTACGAGTACAAGCTATGAAAAACCTCTTCGAGGGGTTGGATTTCAGTCAAATAACCACCACAAGCGAGTGGGACGCACTAACGTGTGACGATCAAATGACGCTTGAGGATTTAATCGGATAACTATGAATAGACTAGAGAAAATCAGACTGGCGTACGGAAGTACGCTGATGGACGGCGGATACACGCTATGGAGCGACGGCAAAACAATGGAAAAAGGCTTTGTTGTCGGAGGTGTTGCACGTTCAGGACGTGAAGGCATATGTGACCGCAATGACACGATAGAGTTTGCAAGGCTTTTCGATGAGTATGAGGACCTTATGCAGGAAGATTCCTCAATGCATTTAGGACTAGGTACGTGGCGTTATCAGGGACAAATTCACTTCGACGTAGTAGAATTATTTGACACCGAATCAGGTGCTGAGTTTCAGTGCAAGCGTAGAGGCGAATTAGCGTACTACGACATCGCAAAAGACGAGAGCATATACATTAACCCCAAAAACCAATAAAATGATAGATTTCAACCCCTTCATAGGTCTAGGTTTAGAAGAACTAGAACTAGCCTATGCATACTACTCATGGTGCGGAGATACCGACGCCATTCACATGGTAGCCGACGCCTTCTGCCTTGAAGCAGAGCTTGAGGTGTTCGGTGGTAACTAACTAAAAACCAATAAGATATGGAAGATATGAATAAAGATAAACTACTACGAGACAAGGAAACCTTGCTCCGATGGATGGATGCTAATGACGCTCACATGAGTGCATTTGCAGTCAACGAACTAAGGACTATTAACGAAAAACTAACAAAAATATGAACATACTAGACGAAGCCGATGAGACATACGAAGAAATGCGCGATGAAGGATGGAGATGGGGCGAGCCTCATACCAGATCGATAGACATGAAGAAATACAAGCAAAACCTTCGGGTATATAGCGAGTACGTAAACGGAGAAACTTACATCCAAGTTTATAGCTACGACACCCATGTAGCGCATGGAAAGGAGTCTTCGGGCATACTTACACAACCACAGTGGTATAGTGCAACGACGCAGAAGCACGTCAACCACGTTGCAAGTCTTCTCGGAATGAAGGTCGTTAAGCTATTCTAAATCAGCGACTTACAAATTAGATTTGGAATTTCGAATTGTTTGTTGTATCTTAGCAATCGATTCCGACATCAGAATCTAATACATTACTACACAACATCGGAGTAAAGCATCTAAGGTGATGCATCCTACATAAGGACTGATTAAACATAGGTATTCCTTTACTATATGTTTACTTAGGTAGGAAGAAGGCGGTTCGAATCCACCTACTCTGACAAACCATTTAATATATATACATCATGAAGAAATTCAACCAATGGGAAAGCCACATCATCGTGCAGGCTTTAACCAATCACATCGAAGCGTGTGAGAACGAAATAACCGAGATAGAAAGCAAAGGTAATCGATGCATATTTGCGAAGGGGTTCTTTGAACTGCAAATCGGAGAGCTTATAGGCAAGGTAACTGATGACATGACACGTAAAACCAGATAACATGACAGACCAAGAACACATAGACTTCCTTCGGGAGGAGCAGAGACATGGCGGAGGCTTTCAACACGCTCTAATAGAAGCGTGGTTCAAGGCAGACGGAGAGAACAAGCGAAGGATAGAAGAAGCCTTCCCATTCAGCTACCGCATACCAATAGGTAAGCCATACGAGAATAGATTTTTTAACGACCTAAACCCTGAGAAATGAAGCAAGTATTCGCAGTACAACAAGCATCCACACTATGTGGAGAGAATGAGACCGAGATTTTCGCATCACTTCCTGACGCAATAGTTCGGTACAAAGAACTACTCAGTGAGGTAGACTTAGACGATGAGGACATTCACATACTTGAGCAGTCATCTTCGGAATTATACATAGACGATGAGAATCAAGGTACATACATGAGATTCGCAATAGAAACAATCGAAATACAATAACATCATGAACAACAACAAACTAATAGCAGACTTTATGGGGTATATATATGAAGATGATATATTAGTCCCCGAAGAACCACAATACCATACATCATGGGATTGGTTGGTGCCCGTAGTAATTAAGTGCAAGGAGTCAGTAGACTATTGCAATGATGATAACGCACTTAAGTACCACAACATAGAGGATGAGATGTTATCTCAGCTATCTATAGAGGATACATACAACGCAGTAGTAGAATTTATTAAAGAACACAACGATGACACAATTTGAACAAGACTTAGAACAAGACCTATCCGTAAACGGAAAGGCATCATCCAAAGGGATGTGGAACCTCATAGTATCCAAGCGGGATCTTGGGTTATGGAGTAAGATAGGTATGAAACCTAACAGACATTGGAAAGTTACTGATGTCAAGCGGTACTTCGGACTCAAGGGTAACAAGCACAAGATATACGAGGACATATGCAAGATGGTGGATGAGCACACTAAGCCACCGACCATAACGCGACACGACTTCATTCAAAAATACTTCATGCCTACGCTGACTGAAGATGAACAGAGGGATGTAACCTTAGGGTTCATTGGATGGGAGGATAGCTTCCTTGAT